TAAAGAAGCTGCTAAAGGTGGCGATATAGACGGAGTACTAAAACTAGCAAACGAATAGGTGGAGACCCATGGCGGTACAAACAACTGAAGAATTTAAAAATGGCGGTGCCACCTCATACGCCACAACAATAGAATATTTAAAAGGAAGTGACATCATCGTTGAGGTTGATGGCACAGCTTTAACTTACGCAGCCAGTAACCCTAGCTCTGGCGAATATACCGTAAGTGGTACAACCGTTACTCTTGGAGCACAAGCTGCTGCCGGATCAGGTAACGTTCATATATACAGAGAAACAAACGTAAATGTGCCAGCAGCAGTATTTTCTGTTGGTTCATCTATAAGAGCATCAGATCTAAATGCCATACACGATATGGCAAGATTTGCTGCTGTTGAACATAGAAATAAAATAATTACTGCAAACATAAAAGATGGACAAGTTACATCTGCAAAGATTGAAGATGGAACTATTGTCAATGCTGATATTAATGCAAGTGCAGATATAGATAACAGCAAAATTGCTGATGGATTACTTAAGTCTGGAATAACAGTTAACTCAGCAAACATTGTTGATGGGTCTATTGTTGATGCTGACGTAAGTAACACGGCAGATATTAATGGTACAAAATTAGCTAATACAAGTGTTCCTCCTACTAAATTAAGTGCTGGCTCATTACCTACAAACGTAACAGTAGCGAGTGCCAACATAGTTGATGGAACAATAGTCAATGCTGACATTAATGGATCAGCAGCTATTGCTGGTACTAAGATTGCACCTAATTTTGGTTCACAGGTTGTACAAACAACTGGAAACATAGTTGTTGGTGGAACTGTTGATGGGAGAGATGTAGCAACTGATGGTACAAAACTAGATACCATTGAAACAAATGCAACAGCAGACCAAACTGATGCTGAAATTAGAGCAGCAGTAGAAGCTGCTAATGACAGTAACGTATTTACTGATGCTGATCACACTAAATTAAATAGCGTAGAAACAGCAGCTACAGCCGATCAAAGTGCTGCCGAGATAAAAACACTATTACAGTCAGATAAATTAACTAATGCTGAAATAGCAACCGGTACATTAGATAACAGATATTACACAGAAACAGAACTTGACCCTTCTGCTAGTGCTGGTCAAAACGTATTAGATGCTAGATATTACACAGAAACAGAAGCTGAAGCTAAGTTCCTTAGACAAGACTCTTCTGAAACTATAGCTAGTGGTGTTGCTTGGTCTAACTCAGACGCATTTGTAGCTACTACTGCTGCTATTAACGCTAGGATTATTGACCTTATTGACGAGGTTGGTGGTTTTACAGCTATTGCAAACCAGACTAGCTTTCCTACAACTAACCCACAGGGAGCAACAGGACAGTCAGCTATTTTAAGTATTGCAGCTACAACTGCTACTCTGACTCCAAGCAGTGGAACTATAACCATACCTAACGGAGCTGGTACAGGAAACACTGTTACCATTACTGGTGCGCCAACCATACCTCAAAACTTTGGATTCTTAGTAGAGTCAACATCTACAACACATACATATAGTTTCCATAGATTAGTACCTATAGCAACTCAGGTTAATACTGTTGCTTCTAATATTACTAACATTGTTCAAGCTGGTGCAAACGTAGCTGATATAAATAACTTTGCTGACATATATCAAATAGCAGGAAGTGCTCCTAATCAAAGAGCTGATGGAACTAACTTACAAGATGGTGACTTATGGTTTAACAACAGTAACGATGATTTACGTGTTTGGAACGGAAGTGACTGGGCTATTATCACACCTTCTCAAGCTGTTCTTGATGACGTAGCTATTGTCTCTGGAGCTATAACATACTCAGAGGATTTAGGTCTTATAAGTGATGCTGTTACTACAGGTAGTTCTAACGGTTCGTTAGATATTGTTGCAGACACTTTAGAAGATGAAGCAACATTTACTGTAACTGCTGCCGGAGGAGCTTACTTTATTGATGGTGTATCTAAACCAGCTTTAACTTTATATAAAGGTTGGACATATACATTTGATTTAAGCAGCAATACTCTTGGAAGCCATCCATTACGTTTCTACGCTGGTAGTTCACAGTACTCAACTAACGTAACTGTCACTGGTACTCAAGGTACTTCTGGAGCAAAAATACAGATTGTAATACCAGAATCACAGCCTTCTAATTTCCAGTACTACTGTACAAACCACAGTGGAATGGGTAACTCCATCACTGTTAAAGATGACCCAATAAAAACTGTTTCAGATATAAGTGCAAACATAGTATCAGTAGCTAATAACAGTGCAAATATAAACTTAACTGCTGGTTCTATTGGCAATGTAAATACAGTCGGTGGGTCTATATCAGATGTAAACAGATATGCTAATGAGTACAAAATTGCTAGTACTGCACCATCTGGTCCTAGTAACGGTGATCTTTGGTTTGATACAAATAACAACGTATTAAAAAATTATAACGGTAACGCATGGTTAGGAATTACATCTAACTCAGGTATAGCTGATTTAGTCGATGACACTTCTCCACAACTAGGTGGTGCATTAGACGCACAGAATAACAATTTTAGCAACGTAGGAACTATAGACGGAGCAAATTTACAACTCGATTTCGGTACACTTTAAATGGCAAAATTATTAAAATTAAGACGTGGTACTACAACTCAGCACGGGTCATTTACTGGTGCTGAAGGCGAAGTAACTATAGATACCACAAAAGATACTGCTGTCGTACATGACGGTAGTCAAGCAGGAGGAAGACCTCTTGCAAGAGAAGATATGAGTAACGTACCAGCAGGAACTATCCTCGGTACACAACTAGAAAACTCAGGCGTAACTGCCGGTCAATATGGTTCTAGCTCTGCTATTCCTATCGTCACAGTTGACGCTCAAGGTTTAGTTACAGCAGCTTCAACAACTGCGATTGACAGCACAACTATTGCAAACGGAACATCTAGCGTAGCAGTAGCAAACAACGGAAACATTACAACAACAAGAGCTGGTACAGCTAGACATGTTGTTGATGATGCTGGTGTTCATATAACAGGAACTTTAGATGTTTCTGGGCAGACCACTTTAAATGGTGATTTAACAATCGGTGGTACTTATCCATCAATTAATTTGTATGACTCAAATAATAATCCAGATTATAGGGTACAAAATACAGACGGTATGTTTGCTATTTACGACCAAACTAATGGAGCAAATAGAATACAAATAAATACAGATGGTCACATTGATTTATTAGCTAATGTAGATATTGGTAATGGTATTGACGTAACAGGAAATATCACAACTACAGGAGATATAAAAGTACCAGATGATAAAAGTTTATTTGTTGGTAATAGTGATGATTTTAAATTTACGCACAGGTCGTCAGATAATGCTTCGATTATTTCAGAAACTGGTGCTGGTAGTTTAAGTTTAGAATCTAATGGAAGTTATATAACTTTTTATGATTCTGCTAATAATGAAACAATGGCACGATTTAATAATAATGGTGCTTGCGAATTTAAACATGGAGCTACAACTAGATTAGCAACAACATCAAGTGGAGCTTCAGTAACAGGAGACTTATCAGTATCAGGTACAGTTGACGGTGTAGACGTAGCAGCTAGAGACACATTATTTGGTGGTTTAACATCTAGCTCTGGAGTATTAACAACTGGTGTAACAGCACATACTTATGCTGCAACTGACGACTCAAATAAAGTTGCAACAACAGCTTTTGTTAAAGATGCTATTACAGGTTATGTTTTTCCATCTGGGACAAAGATGCTCTTTCAACAGTCAGCAGCTCCTTCAGGTTGGACAAAGATAACAAGTGGCGTAGAAAACAAAGCTCTTAGAGTTACATCTGGAACTGCTGGTTCTGGTGGTACTAATCAGTTTACTAACACCTTTGCTTCCGTAGGAATTACAGCTAACGCTAGTGACACAACTCAATCTGGTAACGTTACAGTAGCTAACGCAACAGTCACTGGAAACGTAAGTATTGATAGTGTTTCAACAAGTGGCACCGTAAATAGTCACACACTGACTTCTAATGAGATGCCTTCTCACCGTCATAACTTAACAAGGAATAACAGCTCAAACTATTGGAACTCTAGAAACAACATAGATGGTTTCAATGGAATGCCACAATACACATGGAGGTCAGCCGGGTCACAGTACGGTGGTAATGGTGGAACCGCTTTCTATACAGACCATACAGGTGGTGGCGGTGGTCACTCACACGGATTTACTGGAAGTTCACACACCCACACCGGTTCATTATCTGCTGCTGCACATACACACAACGCTTCATTTACTGGTAGTGCACACAACCACAGTATTTCTGTAAATAACATAGATTTAGCAGTTCAATATTTAGACGTAATAGTTGCGAGCAAAGACTAAATGAAAATCCCTTGGTATATACACGGGAATTGGAAACTAGATTCCACCCAATTACAAACTCTTGAAAAAGATATTTTAAAAGTAGGTGTAACACAAGAAAAAGAACAAGTTATAACTACCTATCACGCTAAAGATAAAGATTTAGATTGTTTAGATTTTTTATGGAATTTTTATAAAGAAAGAGTTGATGAAATTTCAAAAGATCAATTTTTTTTCCATACTTCAAAAATACATTTTACTTTTTGGATACAAGTTTATAACAAATTAAGTTATCATCCTATTCACGATCATTTTGAATGTGGTAATAATACTGTTCTTTCTTTTGTACATTTTTTAAAACCAGTAGAAAATTGTTTTGAATTTACTGATGAACGACAATCTTTAGTTCCACCACAACAAGAAGGAGATTTAATAGTATTTCCTTCTTATGTTACACATCGCGTGAAACAACACAATTCCAATGTAAATCGAATAGTTGTAGCTGGAAATATAAAAATAGACCAACATATTAAATTAAGTTAATGATTGATTCCACCTATATAACCGACCCTTACATTTATGTAGAAGATAATTGTTTATCTGAAGTTAGATGTGATGAAATTATTGAAAAATTTAACAACGATAGACATCGTGCCGGTGTAACTGAGCTGGGTGTCGATCTTAGTGTTAAAGATAGCAAAGATATGCACTTATCTTATGGTAAACAAGATTGGTCAGAAGAAGATAAATTATTTGCTAAAATAGTTGGTACAGGACATGATAATTATTACAGACACTTAAATAAAGAAAGTGATTTTACTTTTTTTACTAATCCAGAAGAAAGACATAGATTTGTTCCACACCATGATAAAAATTTAGAATTGTTTGATACTGGTTATCAGATACAAAGAACAGAACCCGGAAAAGGTTATGTTTGGCATGATGATTTTCAATTAAAATTTGGTGCACTAAGATATTTAACTTTTATTTTGTATCTAAATTCAGTTGAAGAAGGTTGGACACAATTTTATAACGGTAATCAAATATCTCCAAAAGCTGGAAGATTAGTATTTTTTCCAGCTACTTGGACTTACGTACATCAAGGCTATCCACCAAAACAAACTAAATATTTAATGACAGGGTGGATGCACACTATATCTAAAACTGACACAGACAACAATGGCGAAAATTGAACAAGGTAAACTCTGTCCTTTAATTGGAGAAGATTGTAGAAAATTAGAATGCTCTTGGTACACCAAAATTTCTGGAGTTAATCCACAAAACGGGGAACCCGTAGAGGAATGGGGATGTGCAGTTGCATGGATACCTTTTCTTCAAATGGATAATACAAAATTTGTGAACCAACAAGGAGCTGCGGTTGAAAGTTTTAGAAATGAAGTACTTAATATTATGGGTCCTGTTGCAACTATCAAACCCATAGACGAACCAAAATTAATTAGCGTAAATGAAACTAACAATAATAGCTGACGATAAATTTGTCAGTAAAGATGGGGTAGGTATTTCCGGATTACCTTTAAAAGATTTCCCATCAGATATATGGGCTGTTCAATGGGATGGCACTAAAGGTACTGTTGAAAAACGTGATATGTCTTTTACTGATATAACTGACATAACACCATATAATGCTTGGGTTACTGAGTGGGAAACCGCAAATACTGCACTTTCAGAACAAGAAGGAAATCTTACTCTAGATGAATTTAGAGAATGGAGAAATGCACTATTATCTGAAACAGATTGGACAATATTACCTGACAGTCCTTTGTCTGCTGACAAACAAGCAGAATGGAAGACATACAGACAAAAATTAAGAGATCTTCCAGCTACTACATCAGAACCTTATCGTGTCGACTTACGACCAGATATACCTTCCTAATATAAAAATACCTCCGGTTCAAAATTACGAAACAATCTCTATACCTTTACCTACCGCAGACGTACCGTCATACATTCCTATGGTCGTACCTCCTAGTGATTTGCAAGCTCCAGATGGAGTAGAGGCAGAGGCAACAGATGAACCGGAGGCAACAGGTATAAAAAAAGTAGACATACCGTTTACAGATCTACAAATGCCTGTACCGGAAAACGAAATATTAGTAACGGCTGGAACAACTGCGGTTGTTTCTGTCGCTGCAACCCTAACTGCTACAGCAGCTTTTAAATGGGTTGTTACAGCAATGAAACCAATACTAAAAACAGCATGGAAGAAAATAAGCCCGAAAAGCCAAAAGGTTTAATCGGCAAATTAAAAGACATAGGTGAAGAGAAAGAACATCAATTAGAAGTTCTAGGAACTCTTGTAAGACTGGGCGTTGTTGTTTGGTCTGGTTTCATTATTACGATGAATTACATAGATATACCTATGGTTAAGAAATCTGGTAACTCAGATATTACTTTCGTAGCCAGTGTTTTTACGGGCGCACTAGCTACATTTGGGCTTACTACTGGCAAGAATGGCGGAAGTAAGACACCTACAAATTGCCCTATGGCAAATAAACCAAAACCAAAAGCATGAAGAAACTAATTCTGCTTTTAGCTCTGTTATCACCCAGCATAGCTAGAGCCAACACAGTCACTCCCCAGTTCACAACTGGGTCGATGAACTCAACGACCACTACGACTCAAACTATAGTGGAGACAGAGCAAGTCCAAGTATTCGGTGCAGCCCTAAACACTTGGTCTGGTACAAACATCACAGCATCAGCAAGTGCTGGTATCAGTGGTGGGGATGCAGTATTTACAGTTACTGATAACACATTACCGTGGACATTAGAAACAACAGTAAGAGCAGCAGGAATAACAGAGCAGCGCGATTACACTCGCAATTACACAATAAACTCTACAACTACTTCGCTCTCTGTCTTCTCTCAATAAGTCCAGTACTGGCTGAAGGAGACACCAATAACAATAGTAACCCCGTGGCAGCCGCGACGGGAAATGTCACAAATCAAGCTGTCCAATTTCAAAATAATGGAGCTCCAAGCCGACAAGCCTTTGGTAACAACATATCTTGCAATGGCAGCACGATGACATTCAGCCCATTTTATATGGGAAATGATACGGAACCACAGACAGAAGATGGTTACGTCATATCAGAGAACTGGGGGTTTCAAATAAACTTTTCAGTTCCTTTAAACAGAGATTTGACTAAGCAATGCGAGCGCATGGCTGAGAGTCAGATACAAAAAAACAAGCTCGACTTCGAGCTGGTTCGTGCACTCAAATGTGCCGAGCTTCAACAAAAGGGTTTTACCCTGCTACCCGGGTCACGTGTATATCACCTCTGCTCCGATGTAGTACCAATTCAATCACTATTACCCCCTAAAAAATAATGTTAGCAATCCTTAAACCATTCGTGCTCAGTGCTCTTAGGTCACCTAAATTCAAGACTTTTGTCGTTGAATTATTAGAAAAGCTAGTAGAGCAGAGTGATAACGAACTGGACGACAAAGCACTAGCCATAGTTAAAAAAGGTCTAGGACTTTAAATGGAAATAAGAAATAATTTTCTTACACCTGACCTTTATAAAAAGGTTGAAGATTATTGCTACCAAGCAGAATATTTCTACGGAGAATGGGATAATCCTGACCAAGTACCTACTGGTGTAATACATAATCTAAAACTAGACAGTGAAATAGTTAGTTATTTTCCAAATAAAATTGAAGATTTATCTTTGTATCGTGCATATATAAATCTTTTTAATGCTGGAGAACAACCAAATTTTCATATTGATGGTGAAGGATTAACTTCTTTGTTTTATTTAAATAAAGAAGAGTACAAACTAGATGAAGGTGGTTGTACAGAAATACTTACAGATAAACAATATTTGGTAAGTGTATTACCTATTAGAAATACTCTAGTAACATTTGATGCTAAAGCTATCCACAGGGCTACATCATTCAAATCTTATCCAAGATTTACTGTGGCTTTAAAGTATAAAAAGAAATGAAAAAGAAAGCAACCGAAGATCAATTCAACGAGTTGCATAACTTAGTTACTAAAGAGTTCCTCGCTCGTATCAAAGCAGGCGAAGCAACTACACAGGACTTAAAAGCAGCTTGTGATTGGTTAAAAGCTAATGATATTAGCGGCGTTGCTTATAACGGAAATCCTTTAGAAAAACTAACAAAGGTTATGCCAACTGTTGATCCAGAATTAGTCAGGACAAAGCTCTATGGCAAGCACATCTGAATACTATAAATCCAACCCCGCAGCTAAGAAGAAAAGACTTACGCAGCAAAAAAAATACAACAAAACAAAAAAAGGGACAGATATACGTGTTAACGCAAATCGACTTAACCACGAACTTGGAACCTACGGAAATGGTGACGGCAAAGATGCTGCTCACTACAAAGGGAGTACCACGAAAGGAAGACTCCAAGATCCATCTAAGAACAGAAAAAGCCGACTCAAAATACGTAAATGACCCCTCTATTACCTAGTCCAAAACATTACTTACAAAACCTAATAACCATGACGAGTTCAGATTCTAAACGGCTCTGGAGAAGAGCTGTAA